AACAACAGGTGTGTTGACAGGTGACGGTACTTGATAAGCAGTGTAAGTAGTGCCTGGATCAGAATCACTATTGCCAGAATAAGCAACTATGTATATTCCAGCAGGAGCTATATAATTTCCATTAGAATCTGTTGGATATGAAAGTGTAGTTCCCGATTGAACAACAGTCCAAGTGGACGAATCGGGTAAGCTAGCTGAAAAATATTTTTCAGCACCAACTATACGCCATGAATTTTGGTCAGTAATAGGTGGATTTCCTATAGCAGACCAAATTACATCAGTTCGTTGATAAGCAGCACCAGAACCTAAACTAGTATTATTGACATTATTAGTATAAGCCCCTTTTATTACACAAGAATCAGCGTATACAATGTTGCCAACTTCGTAGTCAGTTTTATTAGGATCAAACACAGGCGATGAAAAAATCGAAGTGTCGGAAGGCATCGGTGTTTCATTGAAATAGATAGTTCCTATTTCTTCACAAGAATGTCCAGCCAAAGCAACAACCATGTGAAGATATGCATTGTTAGCTCCAGTTGAATTTACGAATACTAAAGCTCCTGAAGCTCTAACTTCCCCATATATAATTTTTCTAGTAGCAGTTGAAGATTTAACAAGTGCTATTCTGTTAGTCATTGCAGGAGCAGACTGTTTATTCAACGCTTGATACGCAGCACCTAATCCATACATAGCGCCTGCATATATAGCACCATTTACAATAGCAGTTACTCCTGAAAATATAGCAGAACCAGCTTCAACATCTGTCATACCTTCTATGAGAAAAGCACCTACATATTCACCTATTCCTAAATCTGGCATTATTTAACTCTCCAAGCACATATAGCAGAAGATAGAGGAAATCGAATAAGTCCGTTTGTGCCTGTTCCGACAACATAAGAACCCATGCATACAGTCAACGATTCGCCATGTTCACCATCAATAAGAGCAACGTCACCACGTTGAGCTTGCAACGCATGAATCTCAGCACCTAATTTTGATCCAGCTAGTTTACGCACACCACCTAATTGAGCCGAAAGACGTAAAGCACCTTTATCGTCAGCATACGTTCCTCTGAAACCTTCAGCAAAATCAACGCCTGTTATTTCTAGCACAACGTCAGCAGCAAACATACAACAATCTTGTGTTCCTCTAGCAAACGGAACGTCTTTTCTTTCAGCAACTATTACGTGTAAACGTTCAGGCCAATTATGGTATCTCATATTAGGCTAAACCCCAGTAAATTTCGCGGTCAGCAGCTTGATTCACATATTTAAAACCCAAATCACCAGGGAAAAATGATTGCTGGTCAGCGTCAGTATAATTTCTAATTCTAACTCTATCCCAATCAGCCAACCTACTTTCAGCAGTAACCGTTATAGTAGCGGTTGTGCCCAAAGTTATAGGCATCGTATCCATTAAACCTGAGAACACCAAAGTAGGCGTACCCACAATATTATAACTTTCGTCAAGCAATGCTAGTCTTACGAACACAGGTTTATTTTGATAATCTTCGTTCATTGCTATTTCAATTTTAGCAGGGTCAATTCCCGTAAGCTTGAAACCGACACCGTACGATTGAATAGCAGAGCCTTCTTCAATAGTATCAATACTGCCTAGATTACCTAAACCTAAATACAAGTTTCCATTCCAAGTAAAACTATAACCAGCATTACAATAGTAAGCAATTCCTGAACTAAAATGCATTTCTACTAAAATTAAAATAGGTATGTTGTTATTGGTAATAGCTGTTGTGTTAGCACTGTCTGTACGCATATTAAAATACCTCAGTAAAACTAATCACTGGAGCAAAGATACGACCTGCTTTCATTGGAAGATTAACTTGTTTATCATCAATAAGCATCATTACACAGGTAGGGTTACTTACACCAATGCTACCTCCGTCTGTAGGAGAAGTTCTAAGAGGCGGTTCAAAAGTAAGTGTTGAATTTCCATAAGAATCAGAAGTGGATAAAACAGTTATCATTTTAAGTTCATTGTTTACTGAAAAATAATCACCGGGTAAAAACAGCTTACTTTGAGCACCTGTCCATCCGTGTGTAATTAGAGTATTTCCTGTTTGATTAGTACCGTTGACAGTACCTGTGCCTAAAGCCGTTCCACTAGGAGTAGGATGTGATAAGTCACCTAAGTTAAGCCGTCCAGAAGCACCGCGTAATGAACTTAAAAATGCTTTTATAATACGACCGTCAAACTCATTTACATTTTGCATTGACATAGTGCAAATCCACTTTGCACCGGGAAGTTCCAATGTTTGAGTTTGTCCGTTTAAAGGTGAAACAAAAGTTTGTGTATTGGATTGTAAATTGAACTCGAAAGAGTCTAGTGAACGTTTTGATAATGTGGGAAAGTTATAAACAGTCATTAAAGACTCCAAAATTACGAAGATACTATTAAAAATTCAAGAATAAGTCAAGATTTATTAGCTTCTCACTCCGGTTGCTCTTGCCATAGTCCCACCACGGCGCATATTGCTCAATACGGCGGCCTGAGCCTGCTGAACAGCCTGATTCATGGCTGAGTTAATGCGAGCCTCTACACCAGCATCAGCACCCCTTGCGTCTATGCTTACGTTCATGTGCATGTCATTGCTCCCACCTAAAGCTGAGTTAGGAGTGACAACACCAGTAGCACCAGGGGTAAACAACTCCGGTCCTTTTTCACCGACTAAATATGTATTACCGCCTAATGCAGTTCCACCACCAGCAAACGCACCTGATATTAGAGTACCCATGAAACTAGCTGCTACAGAGCCACCTGTATCGCCACTGTATCCACTAGCTAAAGGACCGGCACCGGAACTAACAGCACTAGAACCACCTGAATTGTTAAACAACGAGCCTAACCATCCAATACCGGCTGCACCGGCTGCACCGGGAGTACCAAATGCAGCGGCTAAAGGCCCAGTAATACCTTGCTGAATCATCATACGAATCATATCTTGTATGATAGAATCAGCTAAACTTTTGAAGTTTAATTTTCCAGTTTCAACAAATTTAACAAGAGCATCTTCCATACCTTTAAATATTTGAGTTGTTATGCTACTAACCTGAGCACCTAAGTTAGTAGCACCTTCAGCATACTTTTTAAGAGCATCTGTAAAACCACCCATTGGTGTTGCATCGAATACTTTTTTCATATCAGCAGCTGATTTAGCCATTGCTTGCATGTAAATCATGTTTTGCTTGAACCATGTTCCAGCGTCTTTATTTTTGTCAAGACTATCTAAATAATTTTTCTGATTTTCAGTAAGCTGTTGTTCCAAAGTTAATCTTTTTTGTAAAGCATCCGGCCCAGTCATTTCATTCATCTTTTCTTGCATATCTATAATCATTAAATCGTTTTGAATCTCTTCTAACTTTAAGTTTCTAGCAGTTATTGCTTTTTGAGCATCTTCTTTATCAATAGCACCTTGCACGTTACCGACTAAGTTATTATCAAAAGTATTTCTTTGTCCTGGAGATAATTTATTATAATCAACACTATTTTGAAGTTCAGCTACTTTATTCATTGCTTCACTAGCAATACTTTTATCAATCTTGTCAACCATAGACTGAGCTTTTAACATAAAGTCTGCATTCTTACGTGCTTCATCAGAAGCAAACTTGGGTTCGGCAGCAACAGCCTTGTTATACTTATCTTGAGCTTCCGTAACAGCAATTAAAGCTTTTTGTTGCTTAGCCATTAATTCATAACGAACTGAAGCTTCTCTTTCCATATCTTCACTAACAATTCCATTCTTGTCAGTCTTTTCAATGCGTTCAGGATGATTTAAATTTTTAGTTATTTCAGCAAGTTCACTCTTTTTAGCTTTTAATTCTGTAATTAAATTAGCTTCCATTAAAGCATTTCTTTTAGAAAGATAATCTTTTAAGTCAACAAGCCCTTTGTCGTAAGCTAACTGATTAGCCTCTAATAAATTATTATTAGCCAAAATATGATCGTGAGCAACACGTTCATCAAATGCATGACTGTAAGAAACATAAGCATTGTTATAAGCAGTATGATCTTCTTTATCAGGTTCTTGAATACCTGCTTTATCTTTAGGCGCTAGTATACCAGCACCTTGAGTATCTTGAATCCATTTAATTTTATTTGTGTTAAATTTTAAAGCCATTGCTGTAGCGCCACCCGCAGCATCACCACCTGTCATGCTGACAGCGTTATTAGCAAACATATCAGCTAGCCACTTGTTATCTTTGTTAGGATAAGCAGCGTGAAAAGCCTCCATGTTAGTTCCATTCAAAGAAGCTGTGGACTGTAGCAGATTGGCTTTTTGAATCAAACTTAAATTTTTGTTAGAAGATATTAAATTTTTAACATCAGCTGCTTCTGCATTTAAATCTTGATTATCATGAGCTTTGGAAACTACAGCAGCACCTCCTAAAACTGCTCCAACTATAGCCAAAGAAAACGGATTGCTTATTAATTTCAACAAAGCACTTGTTTTAACAACATTATTTAGTGCAACGAATGCTTTTTCAACAGAAGCTATGCCTAAAACAATACCTGACCATAAAGCAACTTCACCTAACATTTTTATTTCATCTCTAAAATTCCATATTGTTTTAACAGCAAACTCCATGTCTTTAAAAGCACCCTTCATCATTTGCTGAATTTTATCTTTATTTTCTTCAAGATATTTATTTAATTCTTTAGAAGCATTTACTATATCTTTAAATCCGTCAGCAAAACCACCGCGCAAAATTTGGTCACGAATACTAACCATTGTAGTTTTTACAGTTTCCCACAATGAGCCTATATCTCCTGTTGCTGCTGCAAAACCTGTTAGCAAACCTCCCATTTGTCCAATCGTAGTGCCTTCTTCGCGCCATAATTGAATATGTTCCCTTATCATAGGATCAATAGCCATTAAAGTGCGAAGCAATTGTGCATTAGGTCTCGCAACGCCTTCATACACCTGCCTGATCTGTTCAGAAAATTGAATATTTTTATTTTCCATACCCGCTGATATTACAGATACGGCGTTTGCTACGTTTTTAAATCCTTGAACTGCCTTTGCGTTATTAGTATCTAAGTAAACTCCTTGTCTAATAAACTCATTATTTAGCATCTGCAACTGAGTAGCTGAAGCTATAGTAGTAGACGACATTTTGACAAGTTCATCCTGAACAGCGTGAGCATATTCTTTATTTTGCAAATAGGCCAGTCCTACGTCTTTAACACCTTCTTCCATTGATGTTATAGTAGCTGCATTTTGAATGATAGCTGATCTGTAACTTTCAACGGAAGTCATTAACATTGTGGGCAATTCAGATACAGCACTCATAACGGTATTGATTATAGAATATAGCACCTGAATTTTAGCAATTGCAACAACGGAAGCCAATGACCAACCACTTATACCTTCATGAACTTTTCCAGCAACCTCATTAACACCTTCCATCTGCAATTTCATCTGTGCTGTAAAATCAGATCCTGCGTGAACCTGCCCTGCTAATCTAGCAGCAGCCTGCTCACCTTGCATAGCAGAAGCGGCATAACCGGCCTGTGCTGCTGCTTGTGCTTCCATTTGAGACTTCAGGTCACTTCTAATCTTATCGTAATCAAACTTCTGATTAAGTAAAAACGCCTGTTCCAACATCTTTTCTTCGGCTTGAAGTTCTTTGAAAGCAATTTCGTACTTTTCAGCAGCAACTTTTTCAGCACCAGTTATCTTCAAAGCATCTAGTTCAGCGAGTTTTGCATACATTGCTTCTTCAGCGCGAATTATGTCATTAGGTGTAGAAGTACCTATACGTTTAATTTCTTCATAAGCACTTATAGTTTTAGCCTTCATAGCTTCAATCGAAGCTTCTGACATTATACCTAAATCTTTAAACTGACCTCTTGACCTATTAGCGTCAACATTTGCAAGAGACATGTTCAATCTATTAATAGCAGCTGTTGCTTCATCTACGCTGACTGAACCTTCTGCTATTTTGTTAAACACAGCAGTTATTGCAGTCTTAGTTTGTTCCACATTCTTCATTTCAAAGTTTATCTTCAAATCAGATTTGACATTAAACTTTGCCATTTCTTGCTGCATTGTATCCAAATTCTGTTTAGCGGCTTTGTTAATTTCGCTAAAAGAACCCGTTATAGCTTTGTTTAAGTCGCCACCTTTTTTAGCAAAGTTGTCTATAACAGCTCCTGCTTTAGCAAGACCTGTCTCAAAATCGGTAGTTTTAGCTTTAAGATTAATTTCTACATTATTTGCCATTATATCAATCCTCCGTCTTTAAGTGCTTCAGTTATTCGTTCTTCAAATGCTTGTATAGCTTCGTCTTGTTTAGTTTCAAAAGCAGGCCGCATAAATGGTTTAGGCGCTTGTCTTGAGTTACCGTTTTCCTGCCCTTCCACGAACTTCGCGTACCAACCTAACTTTCCGTACACATAAACTTGAGCACCTTTAGTGCTATCGTCAACTTTAATTCTTCGTCTTTTTATATTGCGAGACAAGTTGCCTGCTTTAAGCCTAATATAAACACCACCAACTTTTAAATTATGGTCTTTATCATTTCCTATATTTTTAGCGTTTTGTATTGCTTCTGCTTGAAATATTTTAGCACCATCGTCTAAACCCAGTTGTGTAGTTTCATTTAAAACTTTTTCTCCAAAAGCACTCAACATTGTTTGCAATTCAGACAAACCAGTGATGTTTACTGAATCACTATAGCCGTAATTTGAATATTCGTTTCCATAAGGTGCCATATAAACTCCAAATACAAAAGGCTGACTATCAATGAACTACTTCAGTATCATTAATAGTCAGCCTCCAAGATGCATAAACGTAGATGTTTGCAAATAGCCTTATCACAAAGCTCTAATGAAGTCAATATGTTAAAATTAAATAATATATTTAGCCTTGCATTCATAATCATAAACATGTAAGGTTCGTTCATCTTAAACAAAGGAGCTAAAGAATGAAATGTCCTAAATGTGAATACGAATGGGAACCTAGAAAAGAAAAGCCTAAAGAATGTCCGTCTTGTAAGTATAGATTGCGTTACGATACTAACGGTGACGTAATTAAACTTACTAAAACTGAAGAGTGATTTATGAGCGAGGAAATTAAATAGTAAAAGCCGGTAAGAGCATTTAGCTTCTACCGGCTTAGTTTATCCTCCAAACATCTTCGCAGTATACGCTTCTAGTTCAGCTTCGCTATAAACCTTAACAGGTGGTTTCTCAGTAAAGTTCATAAACTCAGCTGCTGTAAAAGGTTCGTGTCTATTCTTGGTATCACGGTTAAGGTTAGCAACCATTGCTTGTGATTGACCGTGACGCAGTTCAGCACGAAACTCTCTTCCAACTGGCTCTAAAGAAGAAAATGCAAACCATTCATTCAGCTGTAAAGCGGTCATACCGGGCTTACCCGGCAAAGTGACACTAAGATACCTATCTTTGCCAAACCACCTCCCGAGGCCGATTTTGGCGGTTGTGGGAGGTGTTCCTAGGATAAGTTCGTCTGGATGTGGGCAACCTAGTTCAACACAGAGTCTAAACAAGAATCTACGTTCAGGTTGCCTCTTTAGTTTTTTATCTCTTCACCACTCAGCCCGTTAATCTTACGGGCAACAGCAGCCAACTTCAGAAAGATAGCCTGCGAAGACCTAGCAAGCAGAGTTACGTCTTCGTCAGTAAACAGCCTTTCACCAGCTTCATCGACAACACTGTATGCTACAAGAGCGGGTGTGAACTTAGTCATATCAATGACCATAACAGCCTCTTCAACACCATCTTTTATGACTTTCTCGCCAGTGTCTTTCTGATTCTTCGGATCACTCCAAAGTTTAATGTAGTCAGCAGCACCAATTTCAGAAACAATTACTTCCCCGCCTTCAACAACAACAACCTCAGTTTTCAGTTTCATTGCAGCAAGAAGACTAGACCTATCGAATGCCATTTTAATATTTCCTTTCATGCTTGAGTTTGAGGCCGAAGCCTTTATTCCTTAATCATCGCTTGAACGAAATCAAAAACGTAAACACCATCTTCACCTTTAGCTTGACCGACCGAAGTACCGCCTTGCAATTTCCAACCTTCCTTGATAGCAGCATTTACATTTTCAACTATCTCATGCAGCTTTCTGCCAAGCACGATTTTGTATTCCATTTTGTTTAACCCTTTCTTTGGTTAGAGGTTAAGGGACGCTATTAACGTCCCTGTTAGAGATATGCCCACAATTAGGCTACAGTTACAGAACCGTTAATCTGGAACTCGAATGATCCGGTCTGTACCGAATCGACAGCACCATCCGGTACAGTAGGGAACTTCAGAATAGTTGCGCTGAACGTTCTAGTCTTAGCTGAAGTAACGTGTTTCATGTTAACAACAGTAGAAGTGGTGAAAGCAGAGAGGCAAGCAGCCTGACCGGGATCGCTTTCAAGAATGAATATTTCGCAAGCACAAGTTCCGTTGTCAATCAATCCAGAGCGGTATTCTTTACCAGTACTATTTAGATCAGTCACATCCAACTTAGTAGCACTAGCTCCCCCTGGTTTTATCGTTTTAACCTGTCGAACAGGTACCCATGCAGCTGGAGTTGCAGTTCCGGCACCAATCGTAATCGTTTTACCTAGCGTGTTAATGTCAACAGCAAACGTGTCGTTAGTTGCTCCGGTAGTATAATGCGTAACAACTACGCTAAGACCATTGAGCGAAGCTGCGTCAGCGCCAGTAAAACCAGCAAGAACAACAACATCACCCGGCATTACACCTGTGTGTCCTGTAATAGCTAGAATAGTAGGATTACCTACCGTAACAGCAGTTAGAGTAGCGGCACTTCCGGTGCTACCTGCAATATAAATCGTCGTGTTTTGAGCTAGCTGAGCAGCGATAGACATAATAATTCTCCTGTTTGAATTGTGAGCCTAAACCCTTTGTTTAAGCTTATTTAGAAAACTCTTTAACTAATTTAAGCACTGCTAAAGCAAATCCAGTTCTATCTATTAACCATATAGCAAAAAACGCAACCATGACAAACGGAGTAGCTATTTTAAGTTTAGCTTCAGCGACAGTCCAAAACTTAAACTTCTTTTCTTCGCCATCTTCAACTACTTGTTCAACAGCATCATTTATTGCTTTGACTTTTTCAAGTTCGCTGATTTTTTCCAAATTCTTTCTGTAATCTTTGTCCTGTTTATCGACAAACTCTCTACGCCAATTAAACAATTCAATAAAGGCAGCGTCATGTTGCTTCAACTTATCAGAATGAGCGTCTAACGTAGCTGAATTGGAAGCCATCTTTTCCATTGCCAACGCAGTACGTTCACCATGAGCGTCAAGCCGTTTCAAGGACTCTAAAATGTGGCCTAATGTGGGATTCTGAGGACAATCTACTAAGGTATGCTCAAGTGGCATAGGATACTCCTTTTAGTTTAGTTGCTTGTCCAGATGTAATAATCAGCATGAAAAAAATAACGTCTAGTTTCGTCTTCAAAACCATACGTAGGTACACTAGAAGATATATTAGCTAATGCACCAGCTATACTAAAAACATTTTGCTGATTGCTTATTGCTGTATTGGCTGCAACGTTAGCCGCTAACATTGCAGCATTCATACTTTGTTCAGCAGCATTCAAAGAACCATAATCAATAGAAAAAGCAGAAATTTGCATTCTAGCTCTACTTACAGGATCGTCACCACTGAGTTTGTTTATCGATTGACCACCAATCTTAGTAAATACAGCATATAAGTTAGCTACAGTAGACGCTGTTCCATCAGGATCAGGATGAACAATAGGATAAAGTTCTGTTCCAAAAACAGGAGTTAAAACAGTGCTTAACTGTTCTTCAACAGTAAGGTTCATTACAGGTTAATCCTAGCTTCAGCCTGTGCTAAAGATTCACCGGCTTGCGGAACTGGATCTTTGCCATTCAAACTATTTAGTTGAGCTATCCAGAAAGGAAAAACAAGGTTATGAATACCAGTAGGATTACCAGCAGTAGCATTAACACCCGTATGCCAAATTTGTGACAGTACCATTAAGTTCCTTATATCATCCACTGAAGTCATAGGAACATCTTTCATCTTTGCAGCATAGCCATAAACATCAAACAGTTCAGCTAGTGCTTTCAATTTAGTGAAGTCTACAAGATCAGCCTCACTCCACTCAGCAAGGAAATGATGCACCTGAAGATCAGTAGTTACAATTTTACCCATGAACTTGTTTGCAAAACAATATCCAAAACCATCAGCTTTCAACCGAGCGACGTTCTTATTGAACTCAGCACTTTCAGCACCTCTAGGTGCATGACCGTGAACAATTTCAACATCTTTCAAATTAATAGTTTCAGTATGTTCAGCAACATCAGTCATTGTTTAATCCTTTAAGAAGCTTTTACGCCTGTCTGACAAGTGAAAATCAAATCTCTATTCCGCATATCGACGTTCTCAGGTTGACCGAGTATCGAATAAATCTGATTCAAATAAACAATTCGCATTGTGGGCAAAACACCGGGAAAATACTTCATTGTTATTTTAACATCGGCACCGGGATAGTTTGCCGCTGCATTTGACTTATCAAAGCCTTTAAGAGTCTCAATAGCTACCCACATTACAGCAAAAGTATTCCAGACTACAGTTACTGCTGAAAACTTATCCTTAGTCTGCACAGGAACTTGAATTGTTACTTTCTGTCTGCGCTCGCCTATTCTCATAGTCGATATATCCTAAAGTTTTCGATAAGTACATCTGCTAGAGATTCTGTAATGTCATACTTAGTTTCACGGTACGCAACACCTATAGACTCTCTGTTTTCAATCAAGTTTGCTATGTTAAGCAGCATCCATTGTTTAATACTTTTTGGAACATTATTACTAACTGCCCAATGCGCTGTTACAGTTGGCAGTATACCTGCTGTTGTTAATGCCGTGCAAGTATAACCAGTTCCGTTGTAATCAACAACTTCACCAACTGTATAAATAGCAGTTGGGTTAAAAGGAATGTTATAAATATAGCCGCAAGTAAAATTGATAGTTATGACAGCTGAATCGTTCAAAGTAGCAGGCCAAACTGTACCGTAAGCAGGCTGCACATAAGCAGGCTCAGCTTTGCTCACTACTTTGTAAAGCGACGGATCTAAAGTCTGTTCATTACCATCTATGTCTATATATATAATTGAATTAATACTGACAAGCGGAGGCTTAGGAATTCTGATTCTATTTCCATGAGAGCCGCCTTCTTGACCATAGTTCCAACTGAAATTAGGAAAACGATCTAAGGTTAGCTCCCATGTTTGCGTAAGTAAGGCACGATTAGTTACTGACTCAGCTCTCTCACGTACTGCTATAATTAACATATCTACAAGAGTAGTTGAATCTTGAAATGTGTCAGCGTCTTGCCTAATTTGGTTAAATACGTCAGTCTGTGTAACTGGTTCTGTTGTAGGCGGTGTAATTAACTGTAAAATCACATTAGCTCCTGTCTCACAGACAAATCACACATAACATTTAGATTTGAAGAAGTCAATTTTATTATCATTAGCAAATGTTAAGGTTACTAATAACAAGTTGTTTTGAATTAAAGAATTGGCTTTGAACAATTACACATTTTATTCAAAGCCAATTGTTTAGTTGAATACAACCGTAGTTGATTTAGTCAGAAAATAGTTGCCAACCGCGTCAGGTCTAATTGTCTGCAATTTTTGGCCTTCTCTATCTTTAGACAACACAGGCACAATACCAGTAGTACCCATGTATTCAACTCTCACGTTAGGTGCTGCTGTTTTGGCAGACGACGCTTGCCCGAAAGTAATCTGAGAAACACCAGCACCGGCTGCGTACACAGTTCTGAAAGTGTTTGCAGGAATAAGAGTATAATTAACCAGATCAGAACCAAAATACAGTTTTGTTGCTTGATCCACGCTAACTGTATACATGAGCACTCCTGCATAAGCGGGAATTGCTAGGCACAAAGCCAGCAGCACTACAAGAGCTATCTTTTTCATGTTTAAGCTCCTTTACCCCAACCAGCAGGAGGTGCTAGGTTAATTTTAACTTCAGCCTGTGCAGGTTCAGTTACAACTTTTGCAGCAGGAATAGCTTTAGCAACTTCAGGAGGTTTCACAGCAGCCGTTTGTACAGGAGCTGCTGCAATAGCCAATTCAGGCGGCAGACCGTCAGCATACTCGGCCTGTTTGCTATCGACAAGCCCCTTAGCTACCGATTCGGGGAGGGTGTGAAACCCGGCCTGCCTAACCCCTTCAGGACCGGCCCAAACGGTTTTAAGCTCAATTTTGCGCGTCATGATTACGCTCCAAAAGCAAACCAATTAATAATTTGCCCCGACACGGTATTATAAGTAGAACCATCGGCTACAGTTAGATTACCACCGGACCAAGTAACAACAGCATCCGTAGTAGCAACAGCATTGCTGGCTGTCAGCACCTGAACAATTGCAGAGGTAATTGTAGTTAGCCCAGTAGCAATAGTAAGAGTGTTAGCAATACCTTCTGGTGCTGTGGTAGAGTGAGTGCCAGCTGCCATTATTTTGTTAGTAGAAGTGGAAGCGAGTGAATTAGCAACAGGAGTGTTTGCAGGATCTACAACAGCGCCGTTAACCTTCAGACCGCCAGACGCTTTAACGTCAATTAGCCCACCAGCAGCAACGGTTTGAATAGCACCACCCTGTTGCAAAAAAATAAGAGTGTTGTGACCAGTTTCAGACATAAAAACTCCTTTAGTTAAGGGACGGCTTTTACACCGTCCCTATTTCAATTTATTACGCAGTGCCAAGAGCAGGAGACTGAAGGAACAGAGTGCTGCTGACAGTAGTAGCATCCTGAACAGGCGGCTTGTTACGCGGCTGATACTGAATAGCCGTAATGGAGTCAACCACTGCATTCTGAGTAGCGCGAGTAACCACGCAGCGCAGATACCCACCGGCAGTCGAATCAACCTGAAACAAATCACTCAGAACAAGAGTATTGTCAGCGGTGTCAGCAACAGTGATATGGCTACCAGCAATGTCAGACATACCAGTACCATCGCCAACAAGACTCTGCTGAAGTTTTACGGTAGTAGCAGCACCAGAAGTAATAGTGCCGAAAGCTACTGCAAACACAACACCTTCAAAGTCAGACATATTAATTACAGCACTATCAATTTCGCTAGTACCAGCAGCCACTGCGTTAGAAACGCGGGTCCATTTAGCCTGTTTACTAAGATTCATTTTATTTCTCCTTTAAGCCCTCCGAAGAGGGCTATTCAAGTTTAATTTACAGTTAATTGCAACTTAGTTAGCAGACAATTGCACACGGCTGAAAGCCTCCCCTAATACGGGCGCACCATCGCTTTCCATTCTGCCTATAAAACCAACTTGATTATTCAAGCTGAACAGTTCGTTCAGACGCATGAACTGAAGTGCAAGACTATCGGCAATCCAGTAGTAAGAGAAGTCACCAAGAATACCCACATATGCACTTGCAGCAAGAGTATTAGGAGCAAACTCAGACATGAGCAGCGGACGGCCAAGCAGTGTATCAGGTACATCAGCCTTATCGGACAGTTCAAACAGGTAGTAACCATCGCCGGTTTTGAGCGAAGCAACCTGCTTCAGCATATCACGATGGAAAATCCACTGCGATTTCTGAAGGTACTGTGCTTTCAGCGCATACTTAGCAGCAATCAAGCCGTCGGCAGTAATGGTGGTAGTGTTACCAGCAGCCTGTGCAACGTCGCGTGCAGTAGAAATGCCATCAGTAGACGCAGTAAACACACCAAGCGGTTTCTGAACGCCATCGCCGGAAAGATAACCCTTTTCCATCGACACACCGAACTTGTAAGCCATACGATCCATAACAATCGACTCAGGATTAAGTGCAGCGGAGCGAAGTAGTTTGTTAGAAATCTTCACCAGCTTGCTCAGCGGGTGAGGCATCAGTTCACGCTTGCCAAAAGCAAGATTGGTGTCTTCAGTCACAATCTTTACTTCAGGAGTCCAATCAGCATCGCCAACATCGCTATCCAGAGTAGGAACACCACAAGAGGTAGGACCGTTCAGAGGAATGACCTTAGCAAGACCGCGCATGAAGACCTGATTCTTCACAGCAACAATCAGTTCCTGAACGAATTCCTGCGGAGTAACCAAGAAACCGCCCTGGGTGTCCTGTCCAGCCGTCAGGGCGCGTACTTCCTCGCCAGTCAGGTTAGCTTGCCCTTCCAGAATCAGCTTGCGGAAAGCGGCCATACGCTGTTCCTCGCCGGGTTTCTGCTGGCGATGCTCTTTGTTATCCAGATTCTTCAGTTTCTCAGCAACAAGATCGCGCTCAAGGCTAATCTGACGTTCCTCGATAGCAATATCTTCGCCGATCCGAACAGCATCAGCAAGAAAAGCTTCGTACTGAACTTTTTCTTCAGCATTGATAGAACGCTTTTCGCCAGCAGCAAAATCGAGAATAGCGCGACCATCCGAAATTGCTTTACCCCGTTTGTCTTTAAGTTCGCTAACAGTCATGTGTGTTTCTCCTTCAGTTTATTTGCCTTTGGCAGAGTTAGGGTTAAACATCCAATTCCAACAGTTGCAATCTATAATGTTCAATTTCAAGCTGAGCGTTGCGTTGTTCCTCAGCTTGTTCTTCTTTCAACCTATTCTCTTCAACTTCTTCAGCAGTTCTAGTTTCTTCAGCAAGTCTTTCTGCTTCAACTCTTTCAGTTTCAACAAGTTCAGCAGCAACTCTTTCCTCTTCAAGCCTCTGCTGAACACGCTGCTCAACATCCATGTTTTCAGTTTTGATAAGATCAACTAAGCAGCGTACAGCGCAGTCAGTATCAACATAAGCCGGATAGGTAACAGCTGAAACATCAAACAACTGATCGACATTGGCTATAGAGCGAATGTACCAACCTGGGTTATCACTGTCTTTAGAGTAAGAATCACCACCAGCAGCAACACTAAAGCCAAACGAACATTGGCTAATATCGCCTCTTGCACAAGAAATTTGCAAGTCCCTTGCATAAGAAGTATCAGGCATGTCATTTTCAAAAAGAAGACCTACCGAATCTTCACTAAGCCTAAGAGTGCCTGACTTAGTACGTCCGAGGATTAGGTTAGGATCGTGGTTAATAAGAGCTTTCGCGTCAGAAGTAGGAATTGCAGCTGCAAAACACTTCGGTAACAGTTGTTCACGAAACATACCAATCTTTTCACCGTCCTGCATAATAGGCATAGGCTGACTAAGGGTATTAAACTTAGCGGCATACCCATTCAACATAGGTGTTTTAGCCAATGCACCAGAAGCTCTTAGTTCAACTTTAAACTCAGTATCGAAAGTTCTTTTTTCAATATTACCTTTCATAAGTTATACCTCTATATTCACCGGCAAATAATTCTGAATACCCATTTGAGAAATTTGGCTCAAATTACTCTCAATAATATTTTCATGTTCATTTTCATCATCAAGAATAAGTTCCATCAGTTTACGTGTAGCAAAATCTTTATACTCAACTGCAATTTCAATCGCTTCAGTGTAACCAGCAATAGCACTCATTTCCTGCATCTGATCGAAAGTAAACATCTGAGTAACATCTTCAGCTATTTCGATAACACCTACATTTATTAAAGTAGGAACACCTTCAAGAAACAATATTCTATCAAGCACCATTCCAGCGTGCTTCATTTCTTCTTTAGCTCTATTCAGAATATACTTAGCAAGTTTTTCATAGCCCCAATTTTCGCACATCGCACTATGCGTAACATACTGGACTATTCCTGCGTGTTCAGCAGCAAGACGATCATTCAACATATCAATTACAGCCTGTGAACCTTTCATCTAGTCACCTTCCACTTTAGTAATAGGTTTAACAGGTTGCGCTTGTTGTCCAGCTAACTTAGCAGGCAACATTCCTGACTGAAGATAAGTAGCATCGGATTCATTATTATCGTAAGGCGTTTCACCTTCCTTACGTTTAATATCATTCGGAGTAAGCGAAGCTGTCTGAAACCTTGAGTTGTAATAAGCAGCTCTAGCTACTGAATCACCACGCATGATTTCATCAATGTTAAAGTTGAAATAGTATTTACTTCTTTCAGAATCATAAAGTAAATCTTCATTCAGCCTTTGCTCCCAATTCACAAAATGAGGCTGCATATTGTGGGTAATGAACATCTGATTAATAATTTCAGCACTGGCAAACGTTTGGTTCTTATCGCCACTTCTATGAATTAGCATCATAGGCACATCAAGAAAGCTACATAAGTCTTCAACTTGAAATTTACGCGTTTCCAAGAATTGGCTATCTTCCATTGTCATGTTAAGTTGCTTTATATCCATTCCACCTTCTAGTATCATAGTTCTATGCGAATTATGAACACCAGAATATTCACTTATCTGTTCACGCAGTCTATCGAAAGCTTCGTCGTCAATTTTTCCAGGATGTGTAAACAGTTTAGAAATTTGAGCACCGTTACTAAACAGTCTCGCGCCTTGTTCTTCAGTTGCCAAAGACAGACCAACGCTCTCACGAAACAATTTGACTACATTCTTGCCCACAATACCATTGCTGGTAACACCTCTGATATGCAGAACTTCACCCGCATTAAATACTATAGGATCACCGTTAATCGGGTAATACTGGTAGTATAAAATTGAACCTTGCGGAGGCACAGGTGAATTGTCATACATATAATAAAGAACACCAGACGGAGTTATTACAAATGGATAAACTCTATCAGGATCAAGCGGAACAAGCTCGTTTAAACCTCTGCCTGGAACACCTATTTTTGCACAGTAGAAGTTTCCACGAAGTTGAACATGCAACATTCCCATCAAACGCCATTCATAGCTTGTCTGCCAACGATTAGGCTTTGAATTTAATTGTCGATACAATCTGAAATCAGTAGCTATTTCATGACCATCTTTAGGAAGTCTTCGCATTGACTCTAAAGGTATCATCGCTAAGCATTTGCCTATTCTGTTCACACAAGCATAAACAGTAGATACTGCAAGACATGAATCGGCATTTACGTTCTGATTGGACCTTGAGTTGTTACCACCGCCGAAGTAGCTAGCCAAAGCAGGATCACCCGCAAGGATAGACGGCTGAACGGATGTTCTACGCTCAATGAGCGGCGTAAAACGCCCCATTACGCAGCACCTCCGAGATCAGAGAGGTAAGACAAAGCTGTAAATATAACGCCGAGCAGGATATAAGCCGCTGGAGGGTAAGCTTGAAAGGTGCCGTAAAAAAGGCTCTCTACTCCAAAGCAAAGGAATAAATCGCCTTCATCCGGCGCAGTGCGGAGAAGTCTTTTAAGCATGTGCGCTCCTGACACCTTTTGGAGTGAGCGGCTTGATGTTTCAACCCTTTGTTGAAACAGTTGTTGCAGTTGGTTATCTGAATATCATCATACGTGAATGTTTGTCAATAAATATTTTAATGGAGCGTTAAATAAGTTTTTTCTAACGTATTCTGCCGGTACTCTGTGCTTTACGCAAAGTTTCGATGATAAATTCAGCTAACTCTTCTTTACTAGCAAAACTAACAGCTTTATTGCCTTTAGCATTGCTTATTTCTTCTTTAGCTGTTTCAGCAGCTTGTTGAATTTTATTTAGTAACTTTTCAAAACTTGTTTCATCGTTAACTTCAAATTTATAAGTCTGTTCGACTTTACTAATAGGATTTGTAAATTTTTGTTCTGCTAGTTTTATAACAGGTTTAGTTAAAGGACCATACCATTCAGATATGTGCTCATATAAATCAGAAACAGTCATTTCAGTTATTATACCGAACTGTCTAATATACTTAATACAAAAACTGGTATAAACTTAAACCGTAAATATTGTGCAATCCAAATGTTTGACCCAATAATAGCCATCTTCAGTAGGTAATTCTTTAGTCCATTTCATTTATTCATCCTTTTGTTGCGAGTGTATTTAGCAACAGCACCGTTCATCATTTTAAGCAACTCAAAACTTATTTCAACATCACCTGTTTCAGTACCAATCACAACACCGCTGTCAGTTACTGTCATTAAAGTCTCCTTTATTTACCAGAAATGCACATCATTTTAACATACTCGCTGACAGTTAAGCCTGCTGCGGTTGCTCGCTCCTTGAAAACCTGTCGTTCGTGAGCCGTAACGCGGATCTGAAGCACTTTGCAGGCTGTGCCGGGTCGTTGCCCTTCAGGCCCACCAGCACCCGGTCTAGCGCCTCCATGCTTGTTCATATTTGCTCCGTCTTGAACTTTAGTAATTACATAAGTTAAGTTGTTATGATGTTAAAAGGAGCTTTAACGCCAACCATAATGCTTTCAGCTTTGACCATTGCGTTGTAGTGTTAAGAATTCCATTTCCATTTTAAACTCCTTTATAGTACTCGCAGTATGTCAGTTTGACCTTTTTTAGTTCTTGAGTTATAAGGATCAGTTCCAGCGTCACTATCGTAAGTAATCAATCTAGCTAACGCCATTAAGCAAGCAACCGGACCATCTATTTTAAGCTCATTAGATTGTTTAGTAGGATAATAATTTTTAATATTACCACCAGTTTTTGATTGTTTTCTAACAACATTTCCAAACATCCACGTTAACACTTTATTTCCATCATGATGAAAACAACCATCGACTATCATAGCTTCAGCTTCTTTCATGGGTTCTGAAACCATCGCGGCACTCTGCGTAAATTCTACAACTTCAAAAGAAGCCCATTTTTCAATATTTTGAATAAAATAGGATGCTCCAGCAGGGTCAAAAATTAATTCCTGTATTAAAAAATTAGCAGCCAACTCTTTCAAATCGTCTTCAACTTTTTGTAAATCAGTTCTTGAACCTTCTGAACAAGTAAGTAATCCTTCAGCAGCCCAAAGCCTATAATGTTGATTTTCCTTTTTTAGGACTGTCTCTTCGGGTAGATAAAACTTGCTAAACACCATAGTTTGCTTAGTACTTTTTCGTTCCCAACTACAACCTTCTTCATTTTTATTTTTAATACAAATATATTTTTCATTTTCAAATAAAACTTTATCCCCACATCTAGGACATATTTTATATTGAACCTCATCCAATTCAAACATTATTACCATCGCACATATATCTATTTTTGAAGCTAAGTCAATTGAAATAAAACATCTTTTACCTTTGAAATCTTCAAGCTTTAATTCAGGTTTAGCATTAGCTTTAAACTTTAGCATATCACACCACATAGAGCCGCTGTTAGCCCAAACGTTGCAGTGTTTTGTAAGCAATATAGCTCTCTGTTGCAAATTAGACATTGCGTCTTTATATTTGCCCTCCAAATAACTCACATTAATACTAACACCTAAATTAGGATTAGCTTTTTTCCATACTTCAAAATCTTCAAATGAATCTTCAGGATCAATTCCGAAAATCATCACAAATAAATTTTCATTTTCTTCAGTACCTTCTAAAACTTTAATCGCTTTTAATTCAAGTTCATAGCAAGGAGACGATAAATCTACACCAGCAGTTGTTATCACTAAAAGCAACGGCTGATCTCTAGCGCCCATACCTGTATCTAAACTATCGTACAATGCCGATGTTTTGTGCTCATGAAATTCATCACAGCAGCCGAAATTTGGAGAACTTCCATCTTTTGGAACACCTATAATAGGTTCCATACGACTCATATCTTCGGCACGATATATACTTGTAGGGTTACGCACCGTTCCCGCTAGGGTCAACCCGAATGCCTCCTTGAGTTCTTCGTCCATATGAACCATGTTCCAGGCAGGCGCAAATACCATGCCTGCTTGTGCTTCTGTCGTTGCTGCACAGTAGCATTCAGCACCTTGCTCTCCGTCAGCAAAGGCCATATACAGCCCTATCCCTGCGGAACTAAAAGATTTTCCATTTTTTCGAGGAATTTTTAGAAAAGCCTTATTAAATCTTCTAAATCCATCTTCTTTACGTTTCCAAGCAAACAAGCTAAAATGTTGAAAAATTTGATGAGGCTCTGGCACGAACAATTGACCTCGCCATTTTCCTTTAGAATGACGCAACTTAGACAAAAATTTAACATGTCTATTCCCAGCAGTTTCGTCACAATAATACGGCCAATCTTCATCATCCTGACGAACTAAGTCATTCAGATGCCTCTGACAAGCCAATTTCTCTAGTTTACAAGCCTTGCGATTACCTAGTGTGTCGTTAATAACAGCATGACAATATTCAAGAGCTATTTCAGCATAACTTTTCATTTTATCACCAACATTTTACTAAGGTTTAATAATATCATAACGCGCAACTCCACGCTGCTAGAATTTCTCTAAGTACTTTTGCCTTTCTCTTACCTTCTAACATGTTCTCAATAGAACCTTCTTTATAGCTACCTCGTTTTTTGCCTGTTAAAGTTGCAATTCTTTTAGCTATTGTTTCGGGCGATTGCTTTGTACCAATTAAGCTAGCCGATGTTTTAGCTCTAGTTTCAGCAGAAGGTGAAGGTCTGTTCCTATTATTTTCGCTTATTTTAGCACAAGTTTCAGCTGATCTAGGCGGTCTTGCTTTTTGAGAAATTGACATTTTCAAAAGAGTTTCTTTTGAATGCTTAGTACCTAAATGAGCAAGCCTTAAAATATCTTTTTGTTCTTCAGACATGACGTAATCACCTGCCTTTCTACTAATTATCATTTTATCTCTTGTTTCAGCAGAAATACCTCTTTTCTTAGAAGCAATTGACATTTTAAGCAAACGCTCTTCCGAAAAAGGTGTTCCTATTTGAGCTGCGTGAATTTTGGCAAAATTAGCCTTAGCTTCAGCACTATTGCCATATGCTCTATTTTTAGCCCTAGTTTCATCAGAAACAATTCTTTTCTTCATAACTACTGACAATTCATTTCTCAACCAGCCGTATAATTTATTGCTACGGCGACCCCATTTGTTAGTAGTCATCATTTTAGCAGCATGAACTAACTTTCTATTACCTTTAAAGCACTTTAGCAAAAATTGATGTGCAACATAATGTTCAGACGGAGTAAGCCTAACTAAATTAGCTTTATCGTTAGTACCACATAAACATTTAGGGATAATATGATGTTTTTCAGTATAACCTTCAACTATTCTATTTTGCGATCTAGTCACAAGCTTTTCGTAATGTTTACGATACTTCTGATTTTGCATAGATTCGTAAAATTCATCAAAACTAAGTACATTCACTTTAACTTCTGGAATAGGCACATTTAAAATTTCATACATATAACCTCCGACACTATCAAAATAAAGAAAGCCTCTTACTCAATGGCAGTTGAGTAAGAGGCTTTAAGGGTCCGAGAATCAATCCCGAAACCTATCTGTGAAGCACCTGCCAGTGCTGTTATTCATGTTGTCGGCAAACTATCATCGAACACATAGCCAAGTCAAGTTTTATCATTAAGAATATGTCTCAGACTCAAGATAAGTTTCAGTTAATATTAAATCAAACCTATCTTTCAACGGATGAATAAATAAGGTACTGATTTAGGATTAAGAGCCACATTAGTAATTCCTTTAAACAAAAAACGGTATCCATTCTTGCTTAATACGCTGAATACCACCAGCAGGATCAGGCCAAATTTCAATAATCCAAAAGCCACAATGAGCCGCTAACTTCTTACCACGCATCCAACTGGTTTGCCCGCATAAAGTACCTACTTCAAATACCATTACATTGCGACACTCAAAGCATATTGACTTGTGGGCATGACCACTCAAAAGTACATGCGGTTTCTCACCTCCTGTTAATCCTTCTATGAATTTCTGCGTCCTATAGCTCAATGCATACGAACTTCCGTCACCACCATGCCACAACTTTATCTTTACACCACCAATATCTAAATCAGCTTCATCCATTCCTAAATATTCAAACTTGTCTGGAATAACTTCAGCTATCTTTACGCCTGGATCAAAACCTACACTTTTGAACGCCCACCCGTCATGATTGCCTGTTATAGCTTTCATCTTCACCGGCAATTGAGATATTCGTTCAACAGCTTCTTTAACTTGGGCATCCATTCCAACTTGAGCCAGTTCATAATAATGACCGGGCCGTCCACTCATACCTTCTGTAATATCTCCAGCATGTAAAACAAAGTCACATTTTTCTTCAGCAATAAAAGAACACGCTTTATCCCACCAATCACGATTAGACAATATGTGACCGATATGCGTATCGCCCATAGCAGCAAACTTAAATGAAGAATTTGACCAACTTTGAATTTTAGTAATATGTTTAGTGGGAGTTGAAAGAATCGATTGCTTTAAGCGGTCTATTTCTATTTTAGGAAGATTGTCCAAAAAACTGTAAGGATTTACTTCAGGTTCTTTACTTTTAACAGGTTCTACAATTTTATTATGTTTTAAAAATGTTCTAGCTACACTTTTTGAGACACCTGCTATTTCTGATAAACTCACTCTTCCAATTTTAGAATTTTCTTTTAATGCATTTTGCATCCTCTCAATAGCACTCATTAAGCCTCCGGTTTAGGTATAAATGCATTAAATTGTAATTATTTTAACCTGCTGTTATTAAATTTAGACCAAAACTCATACAGAATGCGATAACACTCACGCGCTTCATGCTTACGAATAAGAGATAAACCTTCAGCTAATCTAGCAGGGTTTACTTCATCTTCAATATAAGCCTCAAACATATCACGCTGCAAATACCATTCTTCAGTATTTAGTTTAGGAACTAGCATTTATCAACCTGTATGTTTTGGCTGTACAAGTGGCTCTTGCTATAATTTCACTATCATTGCAATTAAAACGTCCAACTTGTTTCAACAATTCATCTTGCAAATTTTGTTCAAAAGCTTCCCAGTTAGTATTAACACCTTTACGCTTTGCTATTTCATAAGCACTTCTCAGCAATTCATTTTCAATAGTTATCATTTATTCGTTCCTCGCAATACTAGTATTCGCCCAAAATAAACTTAGCTCTAGGTTATTAATAGCAAGTGACTTTTCACGACTATCAGGACAAGATTCATTTATCAGTTCAGCCAACACTTTAGATGTTCTTCTTAGTGTTTCGTACTTCTCATTTTGCCCAGGTTTAGGCGCATGATATACAAAGTTATTATCTATTTGTTCTTGAGGTATCATTGTTAGCTCCTTTCAATTAACATATACAAAGAATTAACTATAGCCTTAAACAAGTAGTCTTTAGCTTTCTGTTCTTCAGGAAGTTCTTCATAAGCTACAATACAAGGATGCTCTTTCTTCTCAGCATCTTTTACTTCGCCGTACTTCCAGCCGTCGCGTTCTTTATCAGCAAGCCAACTATCGTGCTGAGCACTTGCAGGTGCTTCGGGATTATCTAATGCAAACAGTACACCGTTTATTGCACTTTGACGTTGCCACTCTTCAGCGAGGTTCCAAGGAAGCTGACTAAAATCTTTCAAAGTAATACACAAAGCCTTATTCGCTTCATGACAAACCCGAGCAACGTCTTCGACTTTCACTTTAATCTCCTATCATTATGTAAAATAATAAAACCGTTCTTGCAAACAGATTCGACTTTATCCCAATCTGGCACTTCACCGGTTAATTTACAAAACAAAGTCAAACCTTTAAGATAAAGTTTTAACCACCACTTGAGTTTAATTTTAAGTACAAGTTCTGTCTTAATCATCTAAGTCAGCAAACGAATTTGCTTTAGTTTTAGCAGGAGCTATTTTAACGTTACGACTAGCTGAAGGACTCAAACCAAACTCGATTAGGATACCCTTCATCTCAGCTCTTGCTTTATCATACATAGCAACTTCAGGTCTAGCTTTAATACTTGAACTTCTTGCTGTAACTATCTCTTGAGTTAATCCTTCAGTTTTAAGCAAACATTCAAGAAACAAAGCACGTTCTTTAGCTTCAGCAAACAAAGTAATCATCTCAGTATGGGAAGCTGAACAAGGATATAATTCTTGAATTGTTTTAACCAATTCATCAAAATAAAATTTAGCTTCTGGTGACAAACGTTCAGGTGCAACTGGTAATACTGAACTAGGCATAGCCTGACCTCTATGTCTACTAGCATGTCCTTTATCAACAACGGCTAAGTGTGTGGGTTTAGGTCTAGGTCCGGTCACAACTTTCTCCTTTAAACTTTCTTTACGTTCCCAAGACCACCATTTTCTAATGCAGTTTTGGAACTATGACATTTATTCGATAAACTTTGATGATTTTTTTTATCCCAAAATAACGGATCATCAGCGCCACTTACAGCTTTAATATGGTCAACACACTGAGCAAGCTCAACTATTCCAACTTTTAAACAAGCAGCACAAAGAGGAAACTCTTGTAAAAATTGTTTAGCATATTTCGACCAACGGTAAGAATAGCCTCGACTGCTAGCACTACCTCTATACTGATCGTAATCTCGCCTTTCTACTTTTTTAATTTCTTCAACAACTTTAGTATGCTTTTCGCAATAAGTACTATTTGACAAAACTCCGCATCCAGGTTTTTTGCAAGGTCTTCTAGGTGCTTTATTTCTGCCTTCCACAATTTCTCCTTTAAAGCGAACGTATGACAGTTGCAATTAACCTTTCAGCTAATTGCAACTAGCAAACTCACTTTAAATTAAAAGTGATAGCCTAGAGCAAGAAACGTTTTATCAACAGAAGGTTTTACACCTTCTCCCGACTGCCACATGTTAGTACCAAGACCGACACCAAAGTTACCAGCAGAGGTTTTAAACAGATCCAGATAAACCATCAGGTTAATATTAGTGGTAGTCACACCATTAACCTGACTAGACGACGGACCTGCATAGATACCCACACTAGATACATTGGCACCCTGATCGAAGGTGTACGCAGCGCCAAAGTTGGCCCCGGCACTCAGCAAGCGGTAATCGCCTTTAAGGTAAAATGCCCCTACAGAGCCGACAACAGCCGGACCCCAGCCTGTGATCACCGGAGCGGCAGCGACGGGCGCGGAAGGCACCGTTACGGCCACCGTATCGGCAAAAGCGGTTCCGCAAACGAGCACAATCAAAGCGCACAACATCAACATAATCGTTTTCATTAATTTCTCCTTTAAACTTAGTTTTAGGTTATACGGCAGCTTCGTCAGGTTTAACTTCAGGCTCAACTTCTGGTGTTACAACTGGAGCAGACTGCTGAACAAAGCCGTCGTCTTTCTGAATTGCTTGAACCAATGTGGGAACGCAAAGAATTGTGTTTATTGCGCCAAACAGCAAATAGAAAAACTTAGCGTCTTCAACATTTACAGGAACATGAACCAAACCAAAAGAAAAAGCCAAAAATTCAATAATTACTACAACAAAAGTTACAGCCTGTGCTATTTGAGCATAAGTCAGTTTCACGTTGTTACCTCCAATCGTTTAATGTATTCTTCGATGAAATGGTCTTCTACTTCAACAGGCAAATCTCCATCTTTTTTAAGCACTAAAGGTATTACTTTATTAGTATACATAAAACCTAATAGCATTGGAACAGGATCATCTTCACACACAACCATTGTATGTTGTAACTTAGGTATGTCTGAAAAGCGCCAATAAGTTTTAATACTACCAAATGTAATTACTTCGCACTTAAACTTCTCAGCAAACAATTGAGCAATACCACCACCTAAAGAATGACCTGCAAAAACAACAGGACCGGGTTTTATTGCATGTTTGGAAACCTCTTCTTCCATTTCTTCAAATGCGTGAACCACACCATTATGAGCCAAAGCTTCTGTCGGTGTTCGACTAGGCCAGCACGAAGCGTCTTCAATCACATTCTCAACATTGGCTGTTCCAGCAATAGCAATTACTGTTCTATCCCCGTCGTAATCAACAGTGTATGAATGATCTCCTATTTTAGTACCGTCATAAGCGTGTTTACATAACATAGCTGCTTTCAGAATACTAGCCCTCATTCGGACTCCGTAAGATCGTTAAGCGTAGTCATAACAACCTCTCCTTTCTGATCTTTGTCACATAGTTGACAATCGTTACACTCAACATGCTTATTATAAACACACTTCCTGATAGCCATCATTTAAACAATACTTACTTACTGAAATGAAAAACTGTGTTTATAGTTGCACTGGTATAAGCATTTGAAGAAACACCTAAGTCATAATTATTGTAAATGTTCTTTCCAGTAGAAAGTCCAACATCATAACCTTTCAACTCATAAGGCCTAACACAACCATTCATCAGACTAATTGTTGCAAGTGTCGCAATTTTCATAATGTTTAACATTGAAACTATTTTCATACAAAGCTCGCTTAAAAGGTTCACTGACAAATTTAGTTTGACCTAACATATCTTTATATTTAACTTCACCTTTGTTAGTCATTTCGCAATCAAGTACTCTGTAGAACTTAGATACTCCGTTATTATCAGTCACAGTTAAAGTGCCAGCAGAACAAGCAGTTAACGCAAACATAACAGCGATTAAACACAAATTCTTCAATTCAAACCTCCATATAGTTAAATAATACAATTGATTACCCACAATTAGCTATCGTATAGTTTTATCTCCAGTTTCCGGCGCGTAACAAGTCCATCGCATACCACATGAACACCATTTTTAGTTATCTTATCCCACTTCATAAAGTCTTCGGGAATATCGGCAATATCTTTTTCATTTATTGCTGTAAGCAGAGAGGAGCTTTCAAAACCACCAGTGCCAACATTGAAAGTGAAAATAACCAAAGCGTCAAATTGATTCTGATTTAGAGCAACTTTAACGTGGTAATTAACAGCATCTTCGGCGGGTTTAACATCTTGAGCTAGTAAGTCTAACGATTGTTGTTCAGTGATACCTGAGCCTATTAACACCTGTTTACCAGCAATGTCAATTTTACCATTTGCATTTTCAGCACTTGTTAACAAGTGTCCAACACCAATCGTTGGCTTACCTGCCGCGTCTTTGTAAATTCTAAGAATATCACCCTCATAAGAATTACTAGCTAGCAGCTTCAAACCATTTTGACTAAACTTCATTTCTATTCACTCCTAGCAACATCATTAAATTGAGTAGATCGTCAGCGGCTGAACCAGCAACATATTTAAACTTACACTCACAACCTAACATCTCAACCTCAACAGCCCTTAAAACATTTAAAGCAGGAATAATCAACTCAACTACTTTAGTTCTGTCTGAGAGATTCATGAGCGACCTTTATTCAGGATTGCAACCCTTGCAAGATTCACTTCTGAAACAGTGACCGTAAATTCTAAGCACCGAGCATGTTCTGCGAATTCGTTGACATTTCATATAATAAACCTAATATACAGATATTAAGAACCTTGCGGCGTGACTGTATCAAAAACTAATGAGCAATGTCAAGAAATAAAAATATAAAAAGTCCTAATGAACTTAATCATTAGGACTTTAAAGTAACTATTCACCGGACTCATTTAGTTAGTTACCAACTTACGCATTCCTGCCGGATTCAGGGTTTTTGGCGTTGCTTGTTCGCCTCAACAGTTCTTACCACTTTAGCTATAGAGCATGTTCCCGAAGGTTAGGCGTTTTACTAAAGTGTTCAAGAGAACAAAGGCGTTTGTTACAATAATCTGTTTCCGCAATCACTTCAACAGCTTTGCAACTACTCAAGCGATAAACTGATCTGTATATCCTTTAATAGCATCCGCGCCAACTTGAACATTTGATATTGCAGTTCTACCAAAATCAGAATGATATTTTTCAGAAGCTGTTTTGTAACATTCAGTAGCTTCAAGAACAATCATACGGAATCGAACCGTACTTCCTTCGCATCTGCCCTCGGTTAGCGATCAGGAATCAAACCTGCCTTATCATTTGGATGCAACACAAGATTTAGGTGTTGCTTTTAAACGCTAGCTCCAGACTCTCCTAGCGTTCCGATCTATCTAGCAGCAAGGCTAATGGATCACCCATCATAAATTGACTTGTTGCTTACGCCGGAAGGTTGATTAGGCTTCCTTCACTTCGCAATTTATGGCTCTTATTAACTAAGAACTGCCTTGCTGCTAACTTGAAACTGGTCGGTGCGGCAGGATTTAAACCTGCGACATCTCGCGTCCAAGGCGAGAACTCTATCAGACTGAGCTACACACCGAAATCAAGCGGTTAACCTAGCTTCGGCCGCAAGTTACACCGCAAGGTGTCAAGAGCCTTCCTAGTTTGTCCTGTAAGTCTCAGGTTAAGCAAGCCACCTTTTGAGCGGCTTGCTTTTAGCACTGTAGGATAACTACAATACTAATTAGGCTTTCCGGTGAACCAGAGCGCCCTGAACACCGTCAAGCGTGTACTCAACAGCAGCGAACACTTTGGTATTCTGAGTAAGCTGATCTTCACGGCTGGTGTTATTCTTCTTGTTAACAATGGTACGCATTTTCGGAGTAGTACCATCTTCTTCAAAAACCGGCACGGAGTAACGAGCGTTAGCATTCACAACAGTGCTAGCCATCGTCTTCAGCGGGTTAGGAACTTCAGCCGAAACCGGCACAAAGAACGAAGCACCAACTTCAAGACTATCGAACGGGTATTTAAAACCACCGACGCGACCTGCGCGCTTCTTGGTAGAAACCGGGATAGCAACATTCAGGATCTGGAACGTAGGCTTTGCAGCAACAGTTTCAACAACAGCTTCAGTAGCAGTTTCACTCATGACTTTTTCAACTCCTTTTTCGGTTAGGCGAGTTGCAATGCAACCCTGCTCGTTAGTGATAGTTTCGTTTCCAACTGCAAGTTCATTCTTTACCAAGTAAGCAAGAACCTCAACAGAACACATTGCGTAAAACGGTTCAACTGCCATAGCTGCATTGATTTCAGGTAGTGCTGCGAGAGCTTCACGCTTTGCCTTCTGAGCTTTGTTTTCCAGTGCCACTTTCGTTCCTCCTTGTTAAGTTGTCAACCGTGTTTCGTTAGCGTTGAAGCGACTATATCAAATTTATTTTTTATGTCAAGGAATTTCACATAAATCTTTCAAAATATTTTTAGCGTACTTGTTATGCGTGTCGCCGCCATATGAATTTAAAGCAACTCGCATATCACCATTAGACTCTTTCAATAATTCGTCAAGAATACGCTCAGCTTTAAGTGCTTGATCTATTGGCAAATTGCCTGCGTGCCCATGTAGCTTTTCGTTTACTTGCCAAGCACCAACATGACGTTTTTTATAGCCACCGTGCTTTACCGTGTAAGGCGTTGCTTCCTTCACAGCCACTGCCGCCATGAGTTTTGGCTTATTGGTTTCTAATACAGCTGTAGCCATTTGCTCAGGATAAGCTATGCCTTTAGATTTAAAATAATTAATCATTCTGGAAAGCCTGGGTGGTTTGCAAACCTGAATAGCCAAACTTGTATGACACTTTTGCATTTGAAGCGGAGCTTTATCAATTCTGCTGGCTAGACTGTGAACAACTACAACCAAAGCAACAATCAATAACGTTATCAATAGCATTTGTCTTTTGGTACGTTTTACGCGAAAGAAATTGCAAACATGATATTTAAGCGGAGTAACAATAAGTTCGTTACAATGTGGGCATCTCATTCAACCTCCTGTTTTGTCTAATTTCAATATCTGCATTATCAAGTCTCTTACTCAATTCGTCACAAGCAACAAATTCGCACTTCAAACTTTTACTTTCACAAGTCTTACAAGTGCGATAAATCTTCAATCTCGGAGCAATGTCAGGATGCTTTTCCGTTAAACATGCTTCACAAATACCTCCGTTCAAACTGACTTCATTGCCCGGTCTTTCATCAGGCTTCTCACTCACATGTACGCTACAATACATGCACTTTGTCTGCAAAACTCCCATACAACCTCCTTTCAAATTAAATAAAAGATGGTTGCACAGTAAACATATTTTGTTAAAATGTCAAGTTAAATTGATATACCACTCGACACAGGCCCATGCCTCTTGCCAACCATAACAACAATACCAAGCATAGTCTTGTTTTTTTACAAATTCACCAAACTCAATTTGTTCATCCGACAAGCCGCCTTTAGAAGTTTCTTTTTTAGGTTTAGCTGACTTTTTTTTCATTTCAATATACAAACCAGAATAGCAAGCACGCTTTACAGGCAAACAAGTATCAGCAACTCCAGAACGCACACCTTCTGCAACCAGTTGACCACCGCGAATAGCCCTTAGTTCAGGAGTATCGCCGCGAGTACCGCCGTTTGGTATAGCAAAGAACCATTTCAATTCAGGATATTTGCCCACATTACGAGCACATTGACAAAATAGAGCCTTCTGCTCAGCAGACTCAGTTCCTCCGATTGCTAAACGTTCAGGAGTCATACCTTTAGGCTTAACTTCCTTTGTTACTGTTTCAGGCTTTGTGCTAACTTTAAGTTGCGGCACAAACGGAACATATTCAATTTCAGGTTCTTCAATAACAGGCTTGGTCATTTTAGGCCGTCCTCTAGGCTTAGCTATTTTAGGTTCTAGCAACTTAGGTTTGCGAGGTTCTATTTTACTCCAACTTATAGCCATACTTATGCTCCTATAAATTTTCGTAAACTAACCGGAGCATAAGTATGTTCAATAAACAATAACTTGTGCTTAGCTGCAAGACCTTCAATTTCATGATGCAAAGTATTATGCAAATGACCATGAATGTTTAGATCAAAATTATCATGTTTAGTTACAGGACAATGAGAAAACAAAATATCTTTACCATAAATGTTCAAGGTTAAAGATTCACTCACACAATCCCAACCTGCATTTAAATACCAACTATTGGATTTATTATCGTGATTGCCTTTAACAAGCCAACATTTATTACCAACCCAATGTTGCATTATACGATTATGCCAATAAGCATCGCTGCCTATACAAACATCTCCTAAGCAAATAAGCACATCTGTGGGTTTAACCATATACAAATGTTTAAAAATTAATTCTTCAAATCCTTTAGGCCGATAACCTTCATCAACAAGTTTATTATGACCTAAATGGGTATCTGTAATAATCCAATAATTCACAAAACCTCCTTTATAGACATAAAAAAGCTATAAATATAAACCAACCCCAACCTTCTTTGTCTTTATATGACAAATAAGCAGCAATAGATAAACTTACAATACAAATATATCCTTTATACGGCATAAATCTCCTTTAATATTTCTCAAAAAGTTTAGTTAGCATTTCTTCCTGCCTAACACTTAAAGCATTACCTTTAGATATTTGCAAGTAAACAGAATTAATAAAATTACGTTCCCATTCACTAACACCTATTTTACTTTTAGCAGCAGCTTCAAACAACTGTGTTGACATTCTTTTCAGCGAAGCGTTCTTAGCATTTTCTTTAGCAACGCATTCTTCATGCAATTGTTCTCGCTCCCAACGTCGTTGCACAGTCATGCTATTATGCTTTTATGTTGATAATGGGTTTAATATGATGTATCACGGTAACTAATTCCTTTTGCAATTCCATTACTTCAAATATATTTTTATAAGCACTGGGAGATTCGTCTAACGTCTTATCGCAAACCTTAGCAGTAATTCCTTTCATTTGCTCAGTAAAATTTTCAACGTTCAAAATAAGTTGTGCTGCTTTACGCCCTAAAACACGCCCTGCTCCATGCGAACTGGAATAGAGCGAATGAGGATTACCTTTACCTGCTACGATAAATGATCCATCACGCATATTACCAGGGATCACACCTAGCATTCCATCTTCGGCGTGAGTCGCGCCTTTACGATGAATCCAAAGTCCATCTTTAAGTTCTGCGTGATTATGGTTTCTGTTAATAATTTTATCAATTTTATCAATTTTAACTAAATAGTATATCATATTAATTGTTCTATTAATAACGCCAGCAACTTTTTGGACAATGCGTTTCCTATTTTCCAACGCAAACTCAAGGCAAAAATTCATGTCAGTAATATAATTTTTACCTTCTACTGAATTAACATCAAGACCAAAATGTCCTTCCTTAGCCTTATTGCTTCCAGAAGCAATTTTCATATAATGAGACGCAACAGCATGGCCAATTCCTCTTGAACCGGAATGAACAATAATCCAAACTACATCGTTTTCATCATATCCTATCTCTATAAAATGATTACCAGAACCGAGCGAACCTAATTGTTTTAAACCATTTTTGCTAAATATTTCACACAATTTATCACTCATTTCATGCTCAGTACTTGCATCCCAAATTAGATCGTGCTGATTATGGGCAAATCCTGTAGGAACGGCTTTATAAATAGCTTCAAAAATAACTTTAGCATTAGCTTCAACATCTTTACGTTTGAAAGTAGTGGGAACAGCACAAACTCCGCATCCTACATCGTAGCCAATGTAAGCAGGAACTATAACATCTTTGCAAGCAACAACAGCACCGATGGGTAATACATAGCCAGTATGAGCATCGGCCATTAATGCGCCTTTAACAACATAAGACTGTTGCATAGCCAATTCAAACTGGCTTACCGCTTCTTGTTCAACATGTTCAGCGAATATGTGAGTCTCTTTCACTGTACTCTCCTTTTTAAAAATTTATAAATAGCATCAGCTCGCTCGTTAGGTTTTATAGAACAATAAAAACTATCGCAGTCTGTGCAAAATAATACAAAATCAATCCACCAAGTTTGCTTTTCAGCAAACTCAAACAACCTACCGAAATTTTCCCAAGTTGAAAAGTCAATAGGCGCTAGCCGTCTAGGTTCGTTCCTATCGTAATCAACAGGATCGTGGTGTACTTTAAAGCCAAGCAACTCAGTTAAGAATAAATCACGTTCTTCCTTCTGTATCATTTCTTTATTCTCATCGGCAAGTTCGCGCTCAGCACTAAACTCTTTCATTGTGTCTCCCAAGTTTTAACATCTTCAAAACAAACATTAACTTCACCGTTTCCGTTTTTGACAGCAAACATAGGAATGTCGTACCAATTATCAGCCGTGAGTTCACCGCTTATTTTAGTACCGTCTTCAAACACTATATTTATGTGTTTTCCAACATCACACCAATCAGGCCATTCTTTATTCGTATTTAACATAAATTAGTCTCCTTATAATTTAACTATTTCATAAAACGGAAAGTCAGCGATAGTATAAACAACTTTAGCTATCTTCATATCTTTTATTAGATTTAAGCAATCATTACAAGGTGCTGCTAAGGCAGGCATTCCGTCTTTAAAACTTCTACTAATAAAGATAGTAGCACCTTTAAGTTTATTCCTTTCTACTTTAGAACAGGCGATTCGTTCAGCGTGAGCACTATGACTAAAAGCTGAGTACTTAACAACGCCTCTACTCAAATGTCTTATTTGATTATAACCAAAAGACAACACTCTGTTACCTTTTACAATAACAACTCCGACTTTAACTTTAAATTCACTTTTTAAAGAGGCTTGTCTTGCTAACTCTAAACAACCATGAATGTTCAAGCAACCTCCTTAAATTAGTAAATTTTAAAATTAAAACCTAAGCTCCAAATTTCAATTCTGAGCGGTTCACCTAGTCGGCCTATACCGAAGCCTTGACCTTACCCTAAAGTCCGTCTACGGGGCAGCCTCGCAAGCCGGTTTTGACGCTGAGCCGTCTGTGTTTGGCTAATTTCAATTTAACTATTCAGAAAGTCATTTAACTCAGAAAGATTTTCTTCGTAATCAGCCTTACCGATTATCTTTATTCTGCTAAAAGCAGGATTTTTAATCATGTGACCGCATGATTTAGTGTTTCCTCTTTTCAAATCACTACCATTTGTTATAAAGCGTTTTCCGCAACCACACAAACATAGCCATCTACTACCACCTGCTTTGGCATTTTCAACTCGTTCTTCTACCAAACAACAACCAAAACGCTTACCTACCAAATCAACAAAGTTAGCTGGACTTTTCATTCAAACCTCCTTTAAAATTTTAACCTTTATATCAAACCGTAATATTTAAAGCAAGACAAATATTCAGTCCAACAATTAATTATTTCTATATTTTTAGTTTTAGCATATTCAACACAATTTGCAGTGCCTCCACTGCTACCATCCCAAAGAGCGAGAACCTTTTCAGAATTGTCAACCATGTACTGATTTCGCATTTGTATCTTACAAGCAGCATAGCCAGGATCGCAAACAAAATAAACATCAGCAGCTTTAGAACACAATTCAAAATAATATCGTTTAGTTTCAGCAGGCCATTGCAATTCTTGATCTTGCAATGGAACGCAAGCAGTGAATGATATGCCCACATTAACACAAGCCTGAGCAACAGCCAAATCCCAGCCTATAGCCATTCCTGTAAGAATGTGGGTACAATTAAGCTTGTTAATTTGATACATAGCTAACTCAACTAACACGCTATAAGCTTTAGTTTCAGGATAAGCATTTGCGAGTTTACTCGGTCTATGACCAGTTACTGAGAAAGGAACTTTCATATAGGTTGGTTAAAACGTATTCGAGGCTCATAATCCTTACCGCAATGTTTACAATGAAAGTAATTAAGATAAAACTTATCACCACGAACTCTTGTAATTATTTCAATTACTTTATGTTTCCAAGGAAATATTCTACACCATTTAAATTTCATTTTATCCTCCTATCATCTTTTACAACTAGAACATTTATTGTTAGAAGGTCTGTGCTGCATAATATTACCGCAGCAAGAACATCTATACTCTTCTACCTCATAATGATAACCAAAGTACTCTTTTCTTTTAGTTATATAAATCATTTATTCACCAATTCAAACGCAGCTTGTTTACTAATACCCATTTCCTTACCTATTGCAACAAATGTTAAACCAGTGCTTCTTAGCCACTTAGCTTTATTTATCTTTTTATCATCTCTGAGTGGACCTCTTTTTGGCATACCTTCTATCCTAGTCCTTGCTACGTATCTAAACAAACTTATTGCAGTACCTGTGCTCATATTTAGCTTTTCTTCAATTTCTCTAAACTTTAAACCTTGAGCACGCAATTCTTTAACCTGTTCGTGTTTAAGTTTAGTCATTAGCAACTCCTTTGTTCATAATTTCAAACACACCCATTCGATTAGTAGCATGACAACTAAAATTAGTTTTTAATTTCATGTTAATTCTATGCAGCAAACTTCGCACAGCACCTTCAGCACCAGTAAATTTAATGTAAACACATTTGCCACTGTTCAATGCTAGCAATTTCTCTTCAAGTTGTTTACGCCTCATTTGCGTAACCCGCTTCACGCACAATTGCGTTATTTGACATTTCTGTTACAGGGTAAGCAACCTTTTCTTTAAATTTAATGCAAGCAACCTCAAAACAGTTATACGGTTCGTCATGCTTTAAAACTATAAATTTCTTACCGTAAATTTTAGATTTAGCAATGCATGTTACTCGCAATGATCCTTCAGTAGTCTGCCCAAGCGGAACGGTAAAGCACATGCCTTCTGTTAATTTTTCAAATGGGTAAGTATATTTAATGCTACCAGTTTCAAGATATTCTTTCATCAAAGGAGATAGTTCAAAAATTTCACAATCATAAACAGCTTCGGTTTTTCCTAGTTTCTTGCTTCCTATATTACCAACCTCTAAAAATTCAGCTTTTATGGTTCCATCTTTATTTAGTTTCTTATGTTTAAAACATTTTAGATTATCTTCAAGTTTGCCATTAGCAGCACTAACCAACGCTCTAAAACTAAGCTCGTTTACCTCACTACAATCAACATAAAAACTCTTACCTGGTTTGAGCGTTTTGAACGGATACTTTAAAGCTTTCTTTTTAACTTCCAATTTAAGCTCAGGGGAAATTTCATACTCGGTAAATTGCATTGTTTCAGTCTCCTTTAATTCACAATCAAAATTTTAATATGTATTAATGTTACCAACTTTCAGCGTTGGCACACCTTATCAGTCGGTTTAAGATATGTCAAGATTTATTTCGTATATGCCCACAATTATTACATTAGTGACCTCTTCTCCAAATATTTAGAATTGTTATCGTAATAACCAAATGCCAGCATACGATGATACTCGATGATTGCTCCGAGCTTGTATGTGCTTATAACTAGGCATGTAAGCATAGTTTTCTTAGACACGAGATAGAACACTTGAGATACGGAAATTTTCTAAATGTCTGTTTTTAAATAATATAATATAATAATATAATATATAATAAAGATAATCCCTAGGCGACCCAAATTTTCGTAACATATTCGTATAGAAATATATTAAAACTTGAAATGATATATTGATATACGGCTGGTTAAAGTTCTCCACCCGTTTAAGCATCGCCATCATCGTTTTTTAAAATTACATCAATGATTCTAGTTAGATGCCAGAAAGCATATCTCAAGAAAAAAAAGGTATATGATAGGCTAGCTAAATTACATTCGATAAACTAGCTACTTGGTATCTAAAGACCGCCTATTCAGATACCGTTCTGTAGTTAAATCAACTACTTGTAAGCATTAATTGTGAAAAGACCTGTGATACTAGATAGTTGAAATTCAGGCTTACTAGACATGCATATATTCGCATATATGGATGGATTGCGTTCAAAAGTGGACTCGCGCGTGTGAGGGAGCTCGAACGGTCTTGAGGTCTGACCTTCTGACACATTTTCCTACTCCCCCGGTATCATTGAATAAAATTGGTATTACCAATTACACGCCTACGCAATATCAGGTACTTAGCGCGTTTGGCACACTAAAACGACACAAAGCGCAATGATACCGAAAGGTTATCGCTATCATGTGAGCTAAGTATGCGAAATGATTACATAGTCTAAGTGTGTCACAGATGGCTCACATGTGCCATGCTTGGCACAACTACGTTAAATGGCGGAATATTGCTCAGTTGGCTGCAATGCAACAATTCTAGTATGTTAGCGATAAGATCAATCAAACCGAGCACTTAGACTTGTCTAGTAAAGAAGCTAACAATACTAAATAGTTGCAACAAGACAAGAATGATCTCATTATCTAAGTAGGTAAAATTGTTACAATGTGGGTATGGATGTTAGGTACTGCTGACCTGTAATTAACTTTCTTATCGTAAGTTAATGTGTCTTAAAATGACGATATAGTGGAAAGTCTCGCAACTCTAAATAGTTGTATCCTGTAATGATGCAACGATATACAAAGCACTCCAGTATTATCACATACTTAGATAGACATGCGGCTTTATATATGTGTACTCTTATATCGTTTGGCTGATTAAACGTAGCAATACTAAATAGATGGAGAATAGGACTAGAATAGTCTTGTTGTAAGTACTGGAAAGGATTAGATTGTTAGTTGATACACATGTGTAATAAGCAATGTTAGCATGTGATAATCAATCAATATAATGTGGTTGGCGGGATTATATCAATGAAACTAAATAGTTGCATCATTTAATTTAATAGAATTATATAATCGACTCTAATAAATTCAGGTAGTTATAAATTATTAACGGTAATAAATAAGTAAAGGTACACATTGGATATATGTTAATCTGTAAACTTGTAATGGTATATTCGTGCATTAATGTTATCCGGCATAGTTTGGCTGTATGAATTGATGCTAGTAGATCATGTGTAGATTGCATCGGTCTGGAGAATAGAAACGCCGGATGGTTTGCATTAATTGCGATGCTAACGACGATGCTAACGACGATGCTAGCGATTGCACTGGAGTTGCCTTGAGATTTCGACCGTCAACGATTGACGTTCTGCCGGTCATGCTTCCCTCAAATATCCGTCAATCTATCGCTCATATTTGCCCTTGAGACGGCGCTAGCGTCTCGACCGGGTAAACGTCCTGGCCTTGACGATGAGCGAGACGACGCACCGATTATATTCAAGTTTCTATATATGTAGTTTCTAGTATATAGTTGTTCTGCTATATGCACTTTCTGCTATATTCAAGATTTAGTATATTCACTTCCCCACATATAGATAATTCACTATATTCAACAATCAATATGTTTGTCGGTCTGGAGTTACATCGATAAACTTTACTTGTGAGCTTTGCAATGCTTCAATTAATTGCATAGTAAACTTGTAAACAAAGTAGTCTATTAAACTTGTATTGTACAATAAACAAGTAAAGCTATAAACAATTTATGCTTAAATATTAGGCAATAAATACCGCTAAAATGAGCATGTAAAAGTAATACATATGATTTACTGTATTATATCGTATAAGCTCCAAATTTGCCGTTTAAATCGGTTTACCTTGTTAGTGCTCATAGCGGCCTTGACCTGTGTAATGTAAATGAGTTATCAACAGCTAAAACTAAGTTAAATATGTAAATAATAAAGCTAATTGCTATTTGTTGATAAACCTGTTGACAAGTGATTTTAGACGGCTTAAATCGAAGATGCTGTCAAATTGTGATAATTAGCTATTTGAAATGCCTATATCTATTAAATGTGTAAAGAATGAGTAAATTTATGCTAAATGACGACGTTTGGCATGATAATTGTAACGCGTTATATAATAGCAAAACATGAGCGGGACAAAGCGGGCTGAGCAGCTTCCGGTTTGCCGTCATTCAAACATATTGAAAGTTGTATGTTTGATAAAATAAAAATTTTGAAATATTTTAAAAATGTCAAAATAAATGCTTGCTGTTGTAAATGCAATCCTGTATATAAATAGTTATGGTTTTGATGCTAAATAACTTTAAGAGGTGATTTTAATGTCTAGAAAAAATGGTATCCATCTTAGCACAAATGATATGGTTTTAACATTAATGGCAAATGGCATAGAACATATCGATAGCGTAAACCTTGCAAATATTATTGTCTTGTTTCCGTTTAATGAGCTTGACGGATTATATAAGGCAATAGCTATAATCAAGAAAGGTGAAACCAATGTCTAATAAATCCGATTACATCTTTTATACGCTAATGACTTTACTGGTAATCTCACTTATTTCTAATCTGTCGATATTCAATTAAAGGAGCCAACGTGTACACTAAAAATGAGCTGCTAATTGAAATTGCAAATATCACTGGATTAGATGAGCACGATTGTGAACTTGCTTATTTTGTGTTTTTCGGCGATGCTAACACAGTTGATATTGAAACGGCTAACAGGGAATTAAATACACTCTAAAGGAAATACAAAATGAAAAAATACACGTATAACATGGGCGATGTTTCAAAAGTTGTTTACGGCGGTTTCCTTGTCGATAGAAAAGGGGAGGCTATTTTCTGGCGTGAACCTGATTATGATATGCCCGATGTTACTGAACCATTGACTAAATGTCCCGAATGCAAAGCTAAAATAACGCTAAAAACTCGCTGTAAGGTATGCGGAAATAAAAACATATATCCTACATTACCTTGCTATCGTTTCACGGTAGAAAGTGACGTTATTGCCGATTTAACATGGATAGAAAGCGAAGATTGGCAAGCTATAGCAAACTTTGCGGATATGCAAAATTATAAAGAGCTTGCCACAAGTAAAGATATATCCGAAAGAGCTTTTGTATATGAAATGGTAGGTCAATACTATGGTTTTGAAAACCTCGATGGAAATCCGGAAAACTATACTTATAAAGAACTTTGTGCAATGTATCCGCGCAAAAAGAGTGTAAAGAAATGACAATTGAAACAATAACCGATATTTGCATCATTGGAGTTGTAAGCGTGCTCGCAATCGCTATAGGCTGGATTTTTAGCATCCTATTTCTTGTGACTAACATTTAATCTAAAAGGAGAATTGAAATGTTAGCTTTATTGTTTACTGATAATTTAACTAAGGAAATTAGGGTTAAAAGATTAATCCATACTGGTGATAATACGCAACTTTTGATAAAAGAATATCAAGCTTATTATAACCATGTTTTTGGTAAAGATAAATTTACATTTAGCATCGGCGACGATACACCACATTATAAAAACGGTAAATACGGCACAAATTAAACTGTTATCTGGTATTAAATCCACAAAAAGGGTTTTTACATGAAACTAACTAAAAAACAACAAATAGCGTATTTGATTGAGCAGGCAAAATTTGCTTATAAACATGCATCCGAAGGTAATCGAACTGAATACTACAAAGGCCAGTTAATAGCGTTGGAAATGGCATTATTAGCCGTTTCTGGAGTGAGAAATAACGAAATAAGCGAAATGGTAACGGCTATCACTATTCCATTTACTGATTAATAACCGATAACTATAGGAGAATAAACCCATGGGATCAAATACAGAATACAATCGGAAGAAACGCGCATTATTGCATTTACGTGATCTTTACAGCAAAGCTAGAATTTTTCACATGACAAGTGAAGCAATAACAAAGGAATATATTGAACAAATTTTAAACAGAGATTTAGCAAAAGCCACAATAGCTACAAGAGAATACATTAGAGGTTTTGCTGATTGTTTATACTTTCAATTACAAAATGAAATGGAATTTTGTTATGAGGTTGACGGCATTCTTTACACAACTACGCACGATAAAACAGCTACCAAGGCAAGATGGGATACCTTACCTGATTACAATATGTCCGGTAAGAAATGTGGGCATTATTGGTTTAATACGGATAAACTTTATGGTTCGATTTTAATAGCTTAATGTTTTGCTTTATAACGCTAACTGTAACTTGTTGGCGTTATATGGGAACATATTAAACGGGCGATAACTTAACGGGCTTTTATCGTTAAATGACAAGATTGCCAACTTCCATAACTATGATGCTTAAACCCGTTTATATTAAACTTAAAAGGAGTAACTAAAAATGATTAAAACCCTAATAGGTTACTGTATCATATCGGCGTTGTTTTACATATTTGCTGTTTTGTTTCTCTCACTTTAACCTAAGGAGAATGTTAAAATGCTATTAACTATCGTAAACCGCTGGAATGATAATGTGATAGTATCAGGTGAATTTGACGATATTAAATCGTTATTAAATGCTTTCCCTGAAGCCGATCTTCGGTACGCCAATCTTCAGAACGCCGATCTTCGGGAAGCCGATCTGACCTACGCCGATCTGAACGGGGCCGATCTGACCGATACCAATCTGACCTACGCCGATCTGAACGGGGCCGATCTGACCGGGGTTAAACTGACCAGGGCCAATCTGAACGGGGCCGATCTGACCGACGCCGATCTGACCGGGGCCGATCTGAACGGGGCCAATCTGAACGGGGCCAATCTGAACGGGGCCAATCTTGATTTCGCGAGCTGGCCTTTGTGGTGCGGTTCATTAAAAGCAAAAACAGACGATAGATTAAACGCACAATTGCTTTATCATGTAATTTCAGTAATGGGTATTGATCGTTTCACAGACGAACAAATTAAGTTTGCTAACACTTTTCATCGCGTCGGTGAATGTCCTAAATTGGTTCGTTAACTGATTGCATTTGCTATTATGCGTTATTACGTTAACTGTAGGCATGAGTTAACGTAATAGCAGATAGTAGGAAATATGATTAAAAGGAGATTAAACCAATGAAAGTATTATCTATTGACGCATGGGGTAATAAAGAAGACGGATATTATTGGAACAATTGGTTTACTGTCGGTGAAATTGACAAGGTAGTTTTTGAAACGCTCAAAACTGATAAACAGATAGCCACGTGGTTTAAAGAAAATGGTTTTACTACTTCGAATGATATGCGGCAAATTGTAATAGAGGACGATCAATATAATATTGTTATCTGTGAAAAGAAAACACTTGGACCTATATTTGCTATTGAATATGGACCGGAATATTAATCCTTAACTGTTAACTGTCGCTAGTTGCCTTAACTGTAATCGCTTGCTAAGTTAAAAAGGGGAATAGATCAATGACAACTGAAAATGAAAAAGCTTATTTGATTTATTGTTGGAAACAGAAAGGATATGGTTTTAAACCTGTTAAATACAATGAAAACAAAGATTATACTTCTTATCTTAACTATTTTCGGACGATAACGCAAACAAGAAATTAATCGAACTTGTTTTAAAGGAGATTAAACCAATGAAAACTAAACAAGAGTATATGACCGAATTGACAGCTGCTATTGATCTGTGCACATTGCAGATAGAAGCTATTGACAAGCTGTCGCCTGTAATGAAAAGTTTGAACGGTAAAAGCATTAGGCAAAGGAAACATATTCAAAGTAAATTGAGTGACGCTTTACCGGGTTTTATTGTCAGCTTTAACGAAAAATATTCCTGGTATGAAATAACTGTATATAAAACCGTCAACCATTACCATCTAACAGTTTTGCAAATAAATTGTGGTTATATCAGTGAAACGGAATATTTTGACTTTGATATAATAACCGGCATAACGGAAAGAGCTAGCAAAGGAACATTAGGCAATAACTATTACTTTGGTACTGATACAAAATATTCAGATTGCAAAGCTGAACTACAAAAAATTGAAAAACAATTGCTTAATGTTGATAACGATTATAAAGCGTATGAAGAATTACACGAAAAGATTAAAGCTTTTAATATTCCTTTTTTATCAATAGATGTTAGGCGTTAACCTTTACCCACATTATAGGAGACTACCATCATGAAAGTTAAAACTTATACGTGCAAAATAAGCATCAAGCAGACTCATATTGATAACGGTTTCGACCTTACAAGCGAGACTATGGAACAACTGTTAATTGCAGGTATCAAAGACTCTGACAAGTACGACTTTGATATTAAAGTCAGCAGAGGCATTAAACGGGAAATTTAACTAGCTCATTCACTAATATTTAACCATTAAGGGGGTTATATTATGAACAAACAATATAATGTTAAATTCGACGGTAGAGTTATAGAAGTAACTGCTAAAAATATCAGTGACGCTAGAGAATTAGCTTTTAATGTTTACCATTGTAATAAAATGGGTAATCGCACGCTTAGTGATATGAAATTAACATC